CGAGCAAACTGGTACTGACCAATACGGCAATCCAACTTGGACAGCAACTCAGACTGCTTCTAGTGCATTAGAGCCTGCCATTAATCAATCAATGGAAGCTGTAGGAAATTACGATTTTAGCCAGTTTGACCCTTCCAACTTACCTTCTGTTGGTATTAACCCTGGCGAAACTTATTCTGACGCTATTATGCGTAGATTGCAGCCACAGATTCAGATGCAAAATGAAATGTCAGACCAACAATTAGCAAATCAAGGCATTATGCCTGGTTCGCAAGCCTACAATAATGCTAAACAGTTGTTGCAACAAAGTCAAAACGACAAGCTAACAAGTGCAATTACTAGCGGTTTTGATGTTGGATTGCGAGCAAATGCCAACCAATTTGGTCAAGATTTAAAAACATATAACACTAATTTAGCTGCCCCATTTACTTATGCAAGCAATGTAAAAGCATTGGCTACTCCTAATTATGTAAACCCTACAAATCAAGCAACTACGGCTGGTCCTGATATTTTAGGTGCTACTACTGCTACTGGTAACTACAATTTAAGCAATTACAACGCTGAACAAGCTAGAAATGCTGCTATGACAAGTGGATTAATGAATTTAGGTGGTGCAGCAATGATGGCTCCAGCAGGCACATTTTCAGATATTCGTACTAAAGAAAACATTGTTGAAATTGGCGTTTCTAAGATTGGTTTGCCTGTTTATATATACGAATACAAGCCTGAATGGAAAAACGAAGCCGGTCATGGCAAGTTTATGGGTTACATGGCTCACGAAGTTGAAGAATTTATGCCCGAAGCAGTTATCACAAGACCTGATGGCATCAAAATGGTTAATTATGGAGCTTTAAATGCCTAGTATTTACGACAATGTGTATATGCGTACTGGGCTTGATGTTTCGGGAATTAACCCAAATTTTCAAGATATTCGCACTCAACAACAATTTCAAAACCAACAATTTGGTCAATTAAACCCTGTTTCTCAACAAGGTTTTCAACCCTCTACACTTACAGGTATTGACCCAATATCACTAGCTAAAATATTACGCACAAGCCAAGGAACATCTAATCAAGGAACATCTAACTTAGGTGCAAGAATAGATATGGCTTTAAATTCACAAGCAAGTCCTTATTTGCAAGACCAAGTTTCTCAATTAGGCAGCAGCACTTTAAACCCATTTAGTAATTACAACATGGGTACTGGTGGATTTGGAAATTACGGAGAATAAAATGGCTGAAATGAATCAAGCAGGTACTTTATCTCCTGAACTTTACCTGCAACAACAGCAATTAAATCGCCAACAACAACTGGCGCAGTTGTTAATGCAACAAGGTTTTCAGCAGCCACAAGGCCAAATGGTTAGTGGTCGTTATGTTGCCCCTAGCATTTTTCAGAACCTAGCCCCATTAGCCCAACTGTACGCTGGCACACGATTGGCTGAAAAAGCAGATACTGAGGCTACTAAATTAGCTCAAAGATTACGCACTCAAGAAATTGCTGATATTAACAAATACAACCAAATTCTTAGAGGTCAAGAAGCCGTTGCTGCTCAACCTGAAAAAGTTACTGAATTGGCTGGTCCTTTTGGTGAAATGGTTGGTCAAAACAATACAAATATTCCTATGCCAACGGCTACAATGCCAGCTCAAGCTGGTAGAGCTGCTGTACCTGGAGATGCTAACCAAGCCAATCTATTTGCTGCAAGTTCATACAGCCCAATTTTGCGTCAAATGGGTCTAAAACGCATGACTGAAGGCCCTAAATACAAAGAAATTACGCAATACAATCCACAAACTGGCAATACTGAAACTTATCGATATGATGAAAATTCAGCAAATCCAAGAGAAACTTTGCAGTTTTTAGGCATTAGCAAACCAGCTATTAGCCCTGAAGCACAGATTCGTTTTGGCGATGAAGGCATTGGAATACCACAACAATTTAGAGGCGGTGCAGCAGGACAGCCTTCAATGCAGCCCCAAGGCGGGCCACAGGGACAACCGCAAGGACAACCTACGGCTGTACCAGCAGCTATGCCAGTATCAGCACCAGTCAATGCACCTAATGTTGCGCCATCACAAGCATATGACCCATTCAAAACACCGCCTGTACCAGTAGGTTTAACTGGAAAGCAAGCTAGAGAATGGAAATCTGACCAAGCTAAGCCTTTGACTGGTGATGATGCAAAGCAAGTTACTGGTGCAATTAACTATCAAAAAGCATTACTTGATGTGCAAACTCTTTTTGATAAATATAAAGGCACTGATTTATTGCAGCCGAATGTTAGAGCAGAACTTCAAAGTGCCGTAGAAAATGCTCGTTTGCAAGGTAAAGAAGCAAACCGTTTAGGTGCTTTGACTGGCCCTGATTATGGAATTTTGGAAAAAATTATTGCTGACCCAACCGCTTTTGATGCGTTTATAAAAGATAGAACTACTATCAATAAGCTGTATAACAATCAACGATTGTTTACTGGTGAAATGATTAAAACAAACTACAGGGCAGCACAAAAAGCCGTACCTGAAAATTTGCGTGAATTTGTTGATATTAAGCCTAAAGAACTTACTAAACCTGATAAAGATGGCAAACCAAAAGGTCAAGTCAGCATTCAACGAGGTGTTTTAAACGGTGAGCCAATTGAAGTTCGGAATAAAAAATGGGTTTATTCCAAAACTGGAAAGGCAGTCGAATAATGGATGAAATGCTACCGCTTCCTAAAGGCGCAGTTGCAGTTGATGATATGCCACCGTTACCACAAGGTGCTGTTCTCCAACCTGAAACAGCTTATGACCGTTTTTTAAACAATATCCAAATACCTAATTTGGGCGGCAATCGAGTTGCTGGTCCTATGGCTATTGCTGGTACTGGCGAACTTATTAAAGGCGCAGGTGCTTTAACTGAATTAGCTTTTCCTGAAGCTGGCAAAAACATATCTCGATTTGGTGAAACTCTTACTAATAGAGTAAAAGAGCAATATCCCGTAGCAGGAACAACTGGTCAAATTGCATCTTATTTATTGCCGTTTAGTGGCGCACAAAAAGCAACAACTGCTATTGGTAATTTACCAGCAGTCAAAAGAGTGACCGACATGATTCCTAGTTTTGCTAGGGCAACTGGACAACAAGCTGCTATTGGTGGTGCATTAGGTTACGGGCTTACTCCTGACGAACAAAACCGTGAACAAGCCGCTTTGTTTGGAACTGTGACTGGAGCAGCAACGCCAACAATAGAAAAAGGTATTCGTAGTGTTGCTAATTTATTGCGTGGAACAGCCCCATCACAAGGCACGATGCAAGCTGCCACACAAGGTCAAGAAGCTGGTTATGTTATACCGCCAACACAGGTTAATCCATCGTTGTTAAATCGTTTAATTGAAGGTACAGCAGGTAAATTAACTACCGCTCAAAATGCCAGCTTTAAAAATCAACAAGTTACAAATCAATTGGTTGCTAAATCTTTGGGATTGCCTGAAGATACGGTAGTTACACCTGAAGTATTAAATAACCTACGCACAACTGCTGGCAAAGCCTACGAGAATTTAGGCGTCACAGGAACGATTAAAACAAGCCCAAAATTCAACAAAGCGTTGGATGAAATCTCTGTATATAAAGATGCTAAACAGGCTGAAAAAGACTTTCCAACAGGTAAAACAAGTTCAATAGTTGAAGTAATTGATTCTTTGCGTTCACCTGTTTTTGATGTTCGTTCTGCGATGTCAAAAATTAATGTATTGCGTAATGATGCAGACATGGCATTTAAAGCTGGCGATACAGGATTGTACAAAGCCAATAAAGAAGCTGGCAAAATTTTAGAAAATACGATTGAAAACTATTTAGCAAACACCAAACAAACTGATTTGTTAAATGAATTTAGAAATGCCCGTCAGTTAATTGCTAAAACTTACTCTGTAGGTAAGGCATTAAACCCTGCTACTGGTACTGTAAACGCTGCTAAATTAGCGGAGCAATTAAAGGCAGGAAAGCCATTGTCAGGCGAATTAAAGCAAGTTGGTGAATTTAGTAGTGCTTTCCCAACAGCCACTAAAACAACGGAAACTATGGGCAGTTTGCCGCAAATTAGCCCACTTGATGTAGGCGGTGCGTTAATTGCAGGTGGTGGTACATACCTTTCAGGCTCAGGCGCAGAAACACCAGTTACTTTGGCAACATTGTTGGCAAGACCAGCTTTAAGGTCAGTAGCATTGTCAAGACCAATACAAAGCAGATTAACTAATCAACAAATGCAAAATGTAAGCCCCGAAACACGCAATTTGGCTAGAATGTTGATGTTACAAGGCGCAACTAAATATGGCGCAAGTCAAGAGGAGAAATAAATGAGTAGAAACGGGTCAGGTACATACCTATTACCAGTAGGAAACCCTGTTGTTACAGGAACAACTATTACCTCAAATTGGGGTAATACTACTATGAGCGACATTGCTACTGCTCTTACAGGAAGCGTGGCTGCTGATGGTCAAACGCCTATTACTGGCAATTTGCAGATGGGTGGCAATAAAATTACCGGCATGGCTAACGGTACAGCTTTAACAGATGCAGCTACAGTAGCTCAATCTGTACCTACTGGTTGCATTTTAATGTGGTCAGGTTCTATTGCTACCATTCCAACTGGTTGGTTACTTTGCGATGGTTCAAGTGGCACTCCTGACTTGCGTAGTCGATTTATTGTTGGTGCTGGTTCTACTTATGCGGTAAATGCTACAGGTGGTTCTGCTGATGCAACCCTAGTAAGTCATAGCCATACCGCTTCATCTTCTTCTTCTGTAACTGATAATGGACACAGTCACGCAGGTGTTCCAGCCATTGACGGGTCGGTAAATCCAGGTTCAACCCCAAATCGTTTGGTAAACGGAACTACAAACAGTTCTTCAGCAACAACAGGAATTAGCGTAGCTACTACTACATCTATTAGCACCGAAGGTAGCTCTGCAACTAACGCAAACTTACCACCATATTTAGCCCTTGCGTACATTATGAAGTCGTAATTATGGATGACGGAAAAATAGACCTTGTCCGTTATGGCGTACTTTGGCAAAAAGTTGAGAATTACGAAGATAAGTTTGATGCTATGCAAAAAAAGATGGACTGCATGGAATCCGACCTTAAAAAGTTGGTGCTTATGGCTGAACGGTCAAAAGGTAGCCTTTGGGCTTTAATGGGTGTAGCTTCCGTTGTTGGCGGTGCTATTTCAATTCTTACTGATTTTTTTTTCAAAAAATAAAAACAGATAATAGCTAAAGGGCTAATATGTTAGGACTAGACACCATTGTTGGCGTAGGCATGAAGCTAATTGACAAGCTGATACCTGACCCTGAAGCTAAAGCACAAGCCCAGCTAGAACTAGCCAAACTTGCCCAAGAAGGCAAACTGGCTGAAATACAGGCTGATACCGCAGAAGCCCAAGAAGTTACCAAGCGGGCGCAAGCGGACATGGCTAGTGATAGCTGGCTATCAAAAAACATTCGGCCCATGACTTTAATTTTTATTCTTGGTGGTTATTTTGTATTTGCCATGATGAGCGCTTTTGGCAATAACGCTAATGAAAAATATGTGGAGCTACTGGGGCAATGGGGTATGTTGGTAATGTCATTCTATTTTGGTGGTCGTACTCTTGAAAAAATCATGGACATGAAATCTAAAGAAAAATGAAGGATTTAGTACCTCAGATTCTTGAGTATGTTCAAAGCCCATTTAAATTGTTTGCTATTGTAGTTATGGCGGTACTTGCCTTTAGTGGGCATTTTATTTACTCAAATCAATCGTTTTTACTAGCTGCATACGACAAAAACAAGACTTTACTCCGTATTGATGTATCTAAAGCAGACGATGTTGCCAAGCTGCTTTTTAAAGAAACCAACGCTGATGTGGTAGCCATATTTGAAGTAGACATTATGTTAGGTACACGAGTTTTGGTACGGGCATACACCAAAGAAGGCAGGGATAAAGCCCATGACGGCATAGATGTAGGGATGCTGTCAGCCAATCAAGAAAACAACGCAGACCTGTTAAGCCTTTACGGTGGCTCTATTCCTTGTGGAAGTTACACTAGGGCGCAATCTTTGGTCGGCTTTTGGTATTTACAGCAAGGTGCGACTTTTCTTTGCCGTTCCAGTATGCCTACAACCGCAGGATTATTCGCTGGACAGCTAACAGTAGGCTGGAAAACCCCACCTGAAAACATTAACAAAATCCAAGATATGATGGCTATTGCCGCTAACATGATGATAAGGAAACCATGATTGAATCCCAATTATTAGCCCTAGGCATTGAAGGCAGGTGGCTAGAACCCCTTTTGGAAACCTTTGAGAAGTACGATATATCTACCCCCAAACGCCAGGCTTACTTTATTGGTCAATGTATGCACGAATCAGGTGGTTTTAAACAGTTAAAAGAAAACCTAAACTATTCTGCAAGAGGTTTAATGGCTACTTGGCCTAGCCGATTCCCTGACATTGATACCGCAGAAAAGTTTGAGCGTAACCCTGAAAAGATAGCCAATAAGGTCTATGCAGGTCGTATGGGCAATACAGAAGATGGGGATGGCGCAAAGTACATTGGTCGTGGACTTATCCAACTTACCGGCAAAGAGAACTACGCTAACTGCGGAAATGCCATAGGAGTCGATTTAGTGGCTAATCCTGACCTTTTATCAACACCTAAGTACGCTGCCCTATCCGCAGGTTGGTTTTGGAACAGGAAGGGTTTAAATGCCCTTGCTGATGCAGATGACATTGACACCATAACAAAACGAATTAATGGTGGATTAATCGGCCTTGCTGATAGAAAAGCCAAAGTTGAAATGGTGTCAAAGTACCTAGTCTAACTACTTGGTTAAACCGCTTGCTAGTCTGTTGGCTTTAAACAGGTAATCATTGCGTACCGTAGATGGCGGCACAAAACCATACGCTTTCCAAGTCTTGAGTACATCACTACCTGAACTGTATTTAAAGGTACTTTTAGGTGCTATTGCTAGTTTATCGTTTTCCATAACTTTCTCTACGCTAATGGTTAAAGAACCATCTTCTTCTTTGTAAATGCCCAAAAAAGGGATTGGATGCTCTAAATCGGATAATGTAAAAGTTGCCATGCTTTCTCCTATGCGGTTGATTTATCAATTAATCGGTTGTTTGCTTGTAAAGTACGCCAAATCTCTACCCTAAGTTGTGCTGCTGTCATCTTCCACTTCAATGTTTCCTCTACTTCTACTGCTTCCTTCAAACCATCCAATAAGTCACGATATTCTTGCCTAGCATACGCATCTCTTTCCTGTCCTGCCATAGTATCTACCCCAGCAAAGAAGGCTTCTTGCATTAAAAGGGCCTTTTTAGACTTACGGAACTCCTCTAAATACACCCGTTCAGACTTGGCTTTAGCAAATAAACTAGCATTTTTAAGTAAAAAGTCTACTGCTGCGTTTGGGTTAATTTCTTCCATTTAATTCTCCAAATAACGGTGTATTGGTGTATCTGCTTCTTCAATAAACTGCTGACTCTTGTAATCAAACCATAGTTTTAACTTGCCTTCCCACTCGCCATTTCGTTGTTTTTCACAGACCAATACGGCATCCGGCACTTCTCTATCAAAATGATGTGGGTTTTCTGCAACAATCTGCGCTTTTTCCTTGTTTTTCCAAACAATGAACACATTGTCTGCCTGGTCAGTAATCGAACCTGAACCCTTTAAATCAAACTTTCCACCTATGGATTTCTCGTCACTTCCTTTTCTCATGTGATGAACTAGGTGTATATGCACTCCTGAATCCCTTGAAAGGGCGCACAAGGCGTTTACGAAGTCCTTTTGACCATTCATATCATCCTCACCCTTAACGCACTTCATAAGGCTATCTATGACGATTTGGGTAATTCCTAGTTCTGTAGTGGCATACCGGCAAACTGCAAGCATTTGCTGAACATCAATCATCCCATGATGGTCGTATAAGTAAAGCTGGTCTTTTTTCCAGTTAGAAAAGGCTTGTGTTGCAGTAGGAGCAGGCTTTTTTTGACCTGCGGCCTGTCTTACCATTCGCGCTAAAGTAATCTCAGGGCGCATTTCAAAGCTAGCAATAAGGCACTTTTGACCCTGTTCTACTAATCCAAGCACGACTTGACCCAATAATAACGACTTTCCATGCCCGTTTACCCCAGCCCAAAGACTGACTTCAGACGGTCTAATAGAGATATTTCTAGCCTTTTGCCAAGGTAATGCACAGCCTTTGGCGTATAAATTACCTGCAAAGTAATCATCCAAAGACCCTTGATAGTCCGATTTTTCCCTAATCTTGCGTTTAACATTGGTTTCTTGGCTGTATTTCAACCAGTCAATATCATCCTTTTCTATAAACATTAATCTCTCCATCGTTATCAAGACCGATGATTGTATTGACTTCAGCATCTACCAAGGCAATCCACCACTTTGTAAACTGAGCAATGTCTTTAGCTGGCATTAGTTGGATGTTTAAGTCTTTAGCCCAACTCAAATCCACCAGTTTTTGATGGTCTCTATCGTCTATCCATACCGTAGGAATAATTCCGTCAGATACATCCTTTTCTGCGTTAAAGGTCTTGCCAAACTGCACAAATACCGATTTAGGTTTGTTACCGGCCATACGCATTGCAATTATTTGATTATGTCCAATCATCACTTACTCCCAAGGTTTTTTAGTTTGTACTGCATTTTTTGTACCACCTGAATCTTGACACCTAGAAAGCCAACCACTTAAAAACTTGTTGTAATTGCTCTTGGTTTTGGTAGGGTTAGCTTTTAGCCATACAACTGCTTTTGATAGTTCTGCATCAATATTTGTAGCTGGATAGGCTTTGCTCCAAAGTTCTTTTTGAGAATCATCAATATTTTCAAAACAGTTACTTTCGGCATTGAAGCTAATTGCGTTCAATGCACCCTTACCCTTCCCCTTACCCTTACCCAAGCCGTCATCTGACTGACTAATGACCGTCACTTGTCCGCAATCTGCTGACGGATACTTGCCTTTGCTTCTAACTCGTTGTTCCCATTTAAGAATTTGCAAATATGGTTTGTCATCTACTTGATAACGGATTGCTAACTCTTGTCTGACAAGTGACTGCAAATGGCTGTCAATTTTATCTAGTTTTACGCTATCTTTTAATGGATAGCAGCGTGATTTAAGTATTGGAAGCCTGGCATCCATACGACCAAAATCATCACTAACCACTAACAACCGATAAAAAAAGACTTCTTCTTCAGGTGTAAGGCCGTCTATTGCTGAGGAATCAACAATACCCTCTTTTAGTAACCTATTCGGCATAAAATTTAGTACCTTTTTCATATCTGTATTGAAAATGTTTGCAATCTTCAGCATCGCCCCATTCAAGCATTAATTCGTAAGGTATTCCAATAGCGCCACCTATAAACCAAGCAAATTCATGCCTACTGTATGGGCCATCCATGTGGGCATAAGAACAAACTTTTTTTAAAAAATCTTCCATAGAATGTTGATGTTCATGGCAATTTTCGCAAAGTACAGCAAGTTGTTTAGGACTGTATTCCCAAGGTTCACGACCTTTAAAATATTCCTTGTGGTGAACATTTAAAGTTGATTCGCCATCACCACATCGCTCACAATGAAAATCAGCCTTTTGCATAGCCTCAAGCCTGAGTTTTTGCCATCTAGGGTCTTTTAACTTTTCCCAATATGCACTCATATCAGTCCTTTGCAAACAAGTCTGGTCTAAGCATTTCCTTAGTCAAGCGACCTTCTGATAGTTCTAAAATGCGTTTTAAATGCTTTATTGGCACTCTGCCCCTATCAGCCCAGTTGTAAACAGCAGATGGTCTTATTTCTAAATGTTCTGCTAACTGCGTAATACTGCCAAATTCGGCTTTTATTAAATTTAATTGGTGCATAAATCCTCCTTTTCCACACTCTACCACAAAATGAACAAAAGTGTTGTATTAGGGAAACTCCCTATAAAATAATTGAATTAAAGTAGAACATTAGTGTATAGTGGAGTCTAGTTCAACAGTAAAGGAGTAAGTGATGAAACCAACAGTATTTGATGTACTTTGCGCCTTAGTTTTGGGTGCAGTCTTAGGCGCGATGTTTGCGATGGGTGTTTAACATGAACAGCCACGATGCGTACTACGAACCCGAAGATGACTACACGGACTCTGACGAGTTCCAATGCGAAGTTGCAGAACTAATGAAAGACGAGTACAACCCATGCAACTGGGGTAATTTCTGCGAAGCGTTTGAGGGTGTACAAGACCCCGAAGTTGTAGCCCAATTAGAAGAACTGTTAGAAAAGCGTGACTTTATGGCTTTAGGCCGTAAGTTATGGAATATGTCGTATGAGTACCAAGAGCGTTTTGCCACAGATGCAGTATTAGATAACCAATAAGGAGTAAGTGATGTCATATTTAGAACTACGCAAGATTAATGTAAACGAACACACAGAAAAGAAGGGTAAATTTACCTACCTTTCATGGGCTTGGGCGGTTGACCAACTGTTACAAGCAGACCAAATGGCAACATGGGAATACCAGTCACCTATGCAGTTTGGTGATACTTTGATGGTATTTTGCTCAGTTACCGCATTTGGCAAGACTATGACAGCCCAATTACCTGTCCTAAATGCCCAAAACAAAGCCATTGCTAATCCTGATGCGTTTGCGGTTAATACTGCAATGCAGCGTTGCCTGGCTAAAGCGATTGCCCTGCATGGTATTGGACTGTACATCTATGCCGGTGAGGACATTCCTACTGAAGAACCTGTAGATTTAACCGCAGAATCGAAGTTATGGGTAGATTCAATCAAGAATTGCACCACCATTGACGAACTAAAGTCCACATACGGTAAGGCATACGCAGTACTAAGTAAGGACAAAAACGCAGTCCAAATCATCGCAAACGCTAAAGACCTAAAGAAAGTGGAACTGACATGATTGAACAAGGCACACCTGAATGGCATGAACTCCGCAGGGGCAAAGTAACCGCTTCTAGGGTAGCTGACATACTTGCAAAGACAAAGACTGGGCCTTCAGCGAGTCGGCAAAACTATCTGATTGAGCTTGCCTTGCAAAGAACTACCAAGACCATAGAAGAATCATATACCAATGCCGCGATGGAATGGGGAACTAATACCGAACCCCAGGCTAGAGTTGCCTACGAAGTTAAAACAGGTAATTTTGTAGACCAAGTGGCATTTATTGACCATCCTACGATTGCAGGGTTTGGATGTTCACCCGATGGCTTGGTTGGCGAAAACCTTATTGAAATCAAATGCCCTAACTCAGCAACCCATTGGGAATACTTTAAGGCCAAAGAGCCACCTAAAAAGTACTTTATTCAGATGCAGGCTCAAATGGCAGTGACTGAAGCTAAATGGTGCGACTTTGTATCTTTCGACCCAAGGATGCCGGAACGCAGTCAACTCTTGATAGTTAATGTCCCTAGAGATGATGTGTTTATATTAATTATGGAATCAGAAATAAAGCAGTTTTTAAGTGAAGTAGATGCAGAAGTAAAACTTATGGAGAATCAATAATGGCAATTCAATATTTTGTAAAAGCAGCAGTATCAGAGTACGAAGATAAAAACGATGGCAAGATGAAAAAACGCTATCAAAGTATTGGCGTAATCATGGACACTAAACATGGCCTTATGCTAAAACTTGAAACATTACCGTTGTTTGCCTTAAAAGAAGGCGGTTTAATTGCTTATTTAAACCCCCCTGAAGATAAAGCAATTCCTACGCAACAGGTAAGTAAAGAATTTAAGGAAGATGTGCCATTTTGATAACGGGGCGAAAGCGGATGCTATCAGCCAATTAAGTTTGTGCTTCAATGATAGATGCAGCGAGTAGCTCCACCTAATAGGAGTAAGTGATGAAAGAACTGATTATTTTTCTAGTAGGATTTACCATTGGCGGTTGGGCCGTGCAGTCAGAAGCACAAACTTATGTCATAACTAACCCACAAGGTTATAGCCAAGGAACTGTACAAGTACAAGGTAACCAGGCGCAGGTCGTAAACAATGCAGGCTACATAACTCAAACCTTGACTATTTACCCCAATCAAGTTGTAACCCCACAAGGGTACGCCATTGGAACTCCTAGCTATACAGTCCCATCCGTACCCATGTCACCCCCATCCCCAAGGGTGCTGCAATGATTGAAACCGTAATGATTGTGTTTGCAATAGGCGTATTTGCCATGTTTGCAACCGTTATGGTACTTGCCGCTATATTTCTTTTTTGGATAAATAAATGACATTTTTAGTAGTTAACATACCCCCAGTTAAATGCTTTGTGCGTAAAGAGTACCTTTACAACCATGAGAAGGGCCACGGAGAACTAGAACCTTGCGTATGGATGACCGCCAAGGCTATAAAGGGCCAAGCCTTTAGAATTGAGTCTATGCTTACTAACTATGGGGCTTTGTACGATAAGCTGCCAATTAGTGCTTATGTATGGAAGGAAGTTGTTGACCCCCTGCCATTGGATTATTTGCAAATATGGGATTGCCTGTCATACGATATGGCGGTGATTGAAAAGTCTAACTTGCGTGGCCTGAAGGTGAAATACTTTGGTAAAGACAGGCAGTTTCACTTTGGCAACTACTTGTTTACAGTCGATTTTGCCAGTCCTGATGCTAACCGTTTAGATACTAGCTTTAGCGAGGGGGTCGAGGAACACAAGTCGTACAACTTTATCAAGCTAGATAACGGTCAATTTGCTTGCCAGCCGAACAACCGTTGCCTTTGGTACGATGTTTCGCTTGTGCCAGCAGAACTCAAAACACCTGATTTTAAAATACCAACCGAAATCTACAGCGTTGAAAACCATGCCAAGTGGTCAGCTAAAGACGAATGGTTCTACAACTTTGACGAGATAAAGCATGACTGAAAAACGCTATTGCACAAGCTGTGAGGTTATGCGCCCAGCAGACTACGGCAAGATGATTAAGGCTGGAAAGATTAACAGGTGGAAATGTACTGCCTGTTTTGAACGAATTAACATACCAAAATACGCAAAAAAGGTGTCTAAATGAACGCTTATGACCTTGCAGATAGATTAGAACAGTTTTATACAGGTACGCATATTCAAAAAGCTGCTGAAGAATTGCGTAAATTGCAAAAAGAAAATGAAGAATTAAAAGAAAGTTTAAGAAAGGCACAAGAGAAATGAAAGACGATTACGCATTACCCCTTATTGTTTTACGCAGATTAAGCCAAGAATATGAGGATGCCATGCTTAAACGGCAGACTGCTTTGGCCTACCAAACGGCTGAGAAGATGGTTGAAATGGCATTAAAGCTGCAAGATGTAGCTGATGACTAATGCCGCAATGCGTAATCCAAACGCAAAACATATAGATTATGGGTTTTTACAGGGAGAAATACCTGACAATCCTAACTTTATGCCTAGCAACATTGACGGGATTATTGAACGCAATGGTTCGTTTATGGTGCTTGAATGGAAACGCAGAAACGAGAAGATTAGCAAAGGCCAAGAACGCTTACTAAAAGCACTAGCCCAAAACAATATTACCGTAGCAATAATATGCGGTGATACTGATAACGGGCTTAATTTTGACCATTGCTGGCTATTGAATAACAAAGGTGAACCCGAAGTAAAATACACCAAATACGAAGATTTTTTGGAATACTACAAGTTTTGGTATAGCCTGGCATGAACAAAGAGAAAAAACAACATTATGATAGAGTGGCGAGATTGGGTTGCATCTTGTGCAAAAGACAAGGCAACGAGGGAACACCGTGCGAAATTCATCACATTAGACGAGGTGGCATACGAAGCAGCAGTCCTGTTATCGGCCTTTGTCCCTATCACCATCGAGGAGCAAATACCAGTATTCACGGCATGGGTAGACGGCGCTTTGAGCGAGAGTATTCTGTCACGGAAGAAGAATTACTTGAAGAAACACTTGCGCTGATATGCTAGTTCTTAACCTGCCGCTACCCCCTAGCGTAAACAGCTACCGCACCATATTCCGTAACAGGATGGGTATAAGTAAGGCTGGCAAAGAGTTTAAATCTCAGGTTTTTGACTATGTAATGGAGTACAAAGTACCCAAACTAGGTACTGCCAGGTTAGAGATGAAGGTTATCTTGTACCCCCGTGACCGCAGAAAGCAAGATATTGACAACAGAATTAAGGCCTTATGGGATGCTTTAGGCGATGCCGGTGTATTTGACGATGACGAGCAGATTGATGTTTTAATGATTGAGCGTGGTGAAATCAAAAAAGGCGGTGGGTGTCTTGTAATGATTGAAATATTGGAAGATAATAAGTAAAAGCGTGAGGCTTTTAGCCCCCCTAAAAAGGGGCTTTTTTTAAAGGAAAAACCATGAACGATAATGTTGCTCTATTTGCTGCCACCCTGTTGCACTCAGCAACGAACACCCATTTCTTTCATTGGTCTACGGATTCCTACGCTAAACACAAGGCTTTGCGCCAATACTATGATGGAATTGTGCCATTGGTAGATGATTATGTTGAAGCCTTTTCGGGTGCGTATGAACAGATAAAGACTTTTCCAAGCGTGTATCACCAGCCTAAAGACCCAATCAAATACCTGCAAAGCCTGCAAAAGTTTGTAAAAGAAGCAAGAGATGACCTGCCAAAAGACGAACAACTTTGCAATTTGGTTGATGCTATTGCAGACCAAATAGATTCAACAACCTATAAACTGCGTTTCCTTAAGTAATGCAATTAGTAGGTTTATCTGCTTTAGAGTACGATGAACAGTATTATTCAGAGCATAAAGAAGCCAACCTAGATTACCTTGGACATGGGTACTGGCAAGAAGAATACGCCAAGATGGTGTCTAAGGGTTTACCCCAAGGCTCTACTGTATTTGATGGTGGATGTGCTTGCGGCTCAATTCTCAATGGATTCAAGAAGTTAGGCTACAAAACCATAGGTATGGACTTATCGTCTTACATGGTTGAACTGGGTACAGAAAACTTTGATAACGATGAACTTATCTGCGGTTCACTTACCAAAATCCCATTAGCAGATAATTCAGTAGATTTAGTCCATTCTGCACAGGTCTTAGAACACATCCCGCAAGAGCTTATGGATGACATTATTTCTGAGTTTGAGCGCATCTTAAAGCCTGGCGGTAGAATGTTTTTATGTTTAGATGCAATACGAGATGGTGAAACCAAAGATATGTATATGGGTGACCCTACCCATGTAAATATCCAACCTATTGAATACTGGGCAAAATTAGTTAAAAAAGGTAATTTACTATTTGATGTTCAAAGGTATAATGATTTCGTACGCTCAGAGTACCGACCCACAGAAGGGGAAAACTCCAACTTCTACCAGGCATACCCTTATTGGAGCGTGTTTACTTTAATTAAGGAATAACCATGCCACTTGACAAATCAGGGTCAGTTCAATCAGTAGGTAAGAACATTAAAGCCGAAATGAAAGCTGGAAAGCCTAAAAAACAGGCAGTCGCTATTGCTCTTAATGTAGAACGGGACAATGCTAAAGGCAAACGCAAGGCCAAGCTAGAAGAAGCCTATGGTCGTTTCTTAGGTGAGCGAAGTGAGTCGTAAAGACCAAATCCGTGCCGCAGTAGAAAAGCACGATAAACCCATACCCAAGACAACAACGGGTAAGGACAAGAATTACCTGCCAACTGAGCAGGGCGCAGGAATGACAGCAAAAGGAAGGGCGGCTTATAACCGCAAGAACAACGCAAATTTACAAGCACCCCAATCTAGTGGGCCAAGACACGATAGTTTCTGTGCAAGGTCAGCAGGATGGACTGGGGAACGGGGCAAAGCAGCAAGAGCAAGGTGGAAATGTTAATGAAACCAGGACTATACGCAAATATTCATGCTAAACGGGCTAGGATTAAAGCCGGTTCAGGCGAAAAGATGGCTAAAAAGGGCGCAGAAGGCAGACCTAGCGCACAAGACTTTAAAGACGCTGCTAAGACTGCCAAGCCTACTCGTAAAGAAATGATTGCTTCTAAGATGAAGGATATGTAATGAAACATATGAGCCGAAGCTACAAGAAAGAAGATGCCATGCTTAGACCTGAGCATGAGTCTACGCTTGAGAAACAGCAAAAAGAGCGTATGAAACCTAAACCACAAGAATTAGCAGTAGGTGGTAAAGGTGACATCCTCAATAGAAAGACCAATGAGCGCATGAAGCGTAAGGTAGCGTTACTTGCCGCGATGAACAAGATACATGACGCCGATATAGCGTGATAGAATAAAAGCATTACTATTCAAATACTTGGATATATATGCAAATCAAAGATGTTGCTGTAGATAAGTTAATCCCTTACGCAAAGAACAGCAGAACCCATAGCCCTGAACAAGTAGGGCAAATTGCCGCCAGCATTAAAGAATTTGGGTTTAGAAACCCTATATTGGTAGACGGGGTCGGCATTATTGCTGGGCATGGCAGATTAATGGCCGCCCAAAAACTAGGGTTAGACAAAGTTCCCACAATTGATTGCTCAGATATGACTGAAAGCCAAAAGAAGGCTTACATCATTGCTGACAATAAGCTGGCATTAAACGCAGGGTGGGACACGGCCATGCTATCAATTGAAATGAAAGACCTAGAAGATGAAGGCTTTGACCTTGCATTGTTAGGGTTTGACGATAAAGAACTAAACGCATTGCTTGAGCCTGAAGTAACTGAAGGGCTAACAGACGAAGATGCTGTGCCTGATATTCCAAAAGAGCCTACAACTAAACTAGGCGACATATATATCCTTGGAAATCATAGGCTTATGTGCGGGGATAGCACAATGTTGCATGATGTTGAAAAGCTGATGGTTGGCGTTTATCCTGATTTAATACATACAGACCCCCCATACGGCATGAACGCTGTAAGCAAATCATCGGTATTAAAGGCAAATTACGGCACAGACATTATGGGTGACGATAACCCTGATGTGGCTAAAGATGCATTTAATTTGATAAACGGCTTATATCCTGATGCCAAACAGATATGGTGGGGTGCAAATTATTACTGTTCCGTATTGCCTGACAGCGAATGTTGGCTGGTATGGGATAAAAACAATGGTCAATCAGACCAAACTGATTGTGAACTTGCATGGGCAAACTTCAGAAGTGTTGTTCGTCAATTTACCCAAGCATCAGAAAAGACTAATCGGGTACACCCAACCCAAAAACCTGTATCTTTGATGGAATGGATTATCAAACGATTCAATCTGTCATCCAAGACAATTGCCGATTATTTTGGTGGGTCAGGGTCAACCCTCATTGCGGCTGAAAAGAATGGGTTACAGGCATTTATTATGGAATTTGACCCTAAATTTTGCGATGTAATTGTTAAGCGTTGGGAAGATTTTACTGGAAAACAAGCTATTTTAGCGGAGTTATAAAAATGGCTGAAAAAGGTAGACCCCCACATAAACCGACAAAAGACACCCAAGAGCAGGTTAAACGCCTTTCTGCGTTGGGTTGCCCACATGAGGACATAGCAACACGGTTAAAGATTAGTGCCGATACCTTGGTCAAGTATTACAAGGATGAGTTAGACGAAGGGCGTATAGACGCCAATGCTGCCATTGCAGGCACATTGTTTAGCCAAGCCAAGAAGGGTAATACCGCTGCGGCTATCTTTTGGTTAAAGACAAGGGCTAGATGGAAAGAAACCCAAGTAAATGAGGTAACTGGCGCTGATGGTGGCGATTTAAAAATATCTTGGGCAGATGAGTAGGGTAATTAAGCTCAAATACCGCCCTAGAAGCGTTTTTGAGGACTTTCACAAGCGTACACAGCGTTGGGCTATTGTTGTGGCACACAGGCGTTGTGGCAAGACCGTAGCGTGTATTAATGACTTAATCGTCAAGGCATCGCTAGAAGGCAAAAAAGACGGTAGATATGCCTATGTTGCCCCGTATTACAGCCAGGCTAAAAACATTGCTTGGGACTACTTAATGCGATTTGCCGAGCCTGTATTGGCTAAGGCTAACCAATCTGAGCTATGGGTAGAACTTATTAATGGCAGCCGTATAAGGCTATTTGGTGCTGATAATCCTGATGCGCTTAGGGGTTTATACCTAGATGGCATTGTTTTAGACGAATATGCCGATATGCGACCAAGAATATGGGGCGAAATCATACGACCTTTACTAGCTGACCGCATTGGTTGGGCTGTATTTATTGGTACGCCTAAAGGCCACAATGCTTTTTGGGACTTATACAACAACGCAAGCAAAGATGACCGTTGGTATGTTAGAACCCTTAGAGCAAGCCAAACGGGGTTGTTACTAGACGCTGAATTAGTTGATGCTGCTAAATCTATGTCACAAGACCAATATTTACAAGAGTTTGAGTGCGACTTTGAATCAGCCATACTTGGGGCGTATTACGGCAAAGAGATGCGGCAGCTTACCGACCAAGGCAGAATTACCGAAGTTAAGCATGACCCTATGTTTAAAGTGCATACGGCATGGGATTTGGGGTATTCAGACGATACCGCTATATGGTTCTTTCAGGTTATACATGGGGAAATCAGGCTATTGGACTACCATTATTCCAATGGGCAACCAGTCGCTTTCTATGCCGGCATAGTGGAATCAAGGGAAATGGAACGGGGTTATGAATATGGCTATCACTACCTGCCCCATGATGCTAGAGCCAAGACTTTAGCTTCTAATCGCTCAGTAATCGAGCAGCTAGGCGATAAGCTACCCGTCAAAACCCTACGCATAGTTCCAAATTTGGGACTGCAAGATGGTATTCAAGCAAGCCGTTTAGCCTTGACTAGAGCTTGGTTTGACCATAAATGCGAGGATGGCATTGAATGTTTGCGTCAATACCAACGGGAATATGACGAGGACAAGAAGGTATTTAGAGATAAGCCAAGGCACGATTGGACAAGTCACGGTGCGGATGCTTGGCGGTATTTGTCTATCGTATGGAAAGATGAAGCCAAGATTGTCACCAAGGATGAACCAATTAAAGGACTGTTTATTGGCAAGACCGATGTAACAATTAATGATATGTGGAAAGAAACTAAGACAAAAATGAACCAAAGGTATTAACTTTAGGTAAAATAAGACAACATTTCGCCAAAATCTTCAACATTAGGGCAACATTATGGCAAACGATAAAGCTACGGTTAATCACACATACGAGGATTGGTACAAAACAATCGGTGGATATGAGCGTCAATACAAGCGTTGGGAAGCTAGAGCAGACCGAATCGTTAAGAAATACAAAGACGATAGCCGCTATGACCGTAACCCTAATGCTCGCTTTAATATCCTTTGGTCAAATGTACAGACGATTCAACCAGCTATCTTTGCCCGACTGCCTAGACCCGATGTAAGCCGTAGATTCCGTGATAACGACCCGATTGGTCGTGTAGCGTCAATGATGCTAGAACGGGCTTTAGAGTTTGAGATTGAGCATTATGGTGACTATAAGTCTGCAATGAACAACGCAGTCCTAGACCGTCTTTTGGGTGGTCGTGGTGTATCTTGGGTGCGTTACGAGCCACACTTTGCAGTCGATGAAGTAGGCGAACCCGATGATGGATTCCAAGTAACCGAAGATTCAGACGAAGCAGAAACGCCTGAAGGCATGGAGAATGAGAATCCTGAGCGTATTGAGTATGAGTGCGCCCCTGTAGACTATGTGCATTGGAAAGAGTTTGGACACTCGCCAGGTGCTAGAACATGGGAAGAAGTAACTTGCGTATGGCGTAAGGTTTATATGTCACGCTCTGCACTTGTTGAGCGTTTTGGTGAGGAAATGGGTTACAAAATCCCATTGGACACCAAGCCTTCTGACGATAAGAACTCCTACAAACCGATGGATGGCAACTACGAAGCCGTCATTTATGAAATTTGGGACAAAGAAACAGGTAAAGTCTTATGGCTTTCCAAGTCCTTAGGCAAGATTATTGACGAGCGTGATGACCCATTGCAACTTGAGTGCTTCTTCCCTTGCCCTAAACCCCTGTATTCAACACTCACAACGGATTCATTAGAGCCAATCCCTGACTTTGTAATCTACCAAGACCAAGCTAGGGAATTAGACACTTTATGTGACCGTATTGATGGCCTGATTAATGCCCTTAGAGTGCGTGGCGTATACGATGCGAGTGCTAGTGAATTGCAGCGTTTATTCTCTGAAGGTGAAAACAACACCCTGATTCCTGTAGATAACTGGATGGCTTTTGCTGAGAAGCAAGGCATGAAAGGGGCGATTGACCTTGTAGACATTACCCCATTTGCACAGGCTTTAGCCCAATGCTATACCGCAATGGAGCAAGTAAAGGGTCAAATCTACGAATTGATGGGTATTGCCGATATTCAGCGCGGTCAATCTAACCCCAATGAAACCCTTGGCGCACAGATTATTAAGTCTAACAACGCAAGTGGTCGATTAAAAACCATGCAACACGCAGTCGTAGACTTTGCAACTACCCTGTTAAGCATTAAAGCGCAGATTATTTGCAATCACTTTACCGATGAAACTTTGGTACAGATTAGTGGAGCAATGCAGTTAAGCCCACAAGACCAGCAGCTTATTCCCCAAGCCATTGCATTGTTGCGTAACGAATCGTCTAAGAACTTCCGTATTGAAGTAACTAGCGATTCCATGATTTATCAAGATGAGCAGCAAGAAAAGCAAGACCGAATCGCTTTCCTGTCATCTGTAGGTACATTCTTACAAACCGCTATGCCTGCCGTACAAGGCGCACCTGAATTAGCCCCATTATTGATGGAAATGCTCAAGTTTGGTGTAACTGCGTTTAAAGCCGGTAAACAGTTGGAAGGCATTATTGACCAAACAGCCGATGAAATCCGCACTCAAGCAGAACAAAGCAAAGGTCAGCCTAAGCCACCTTCACCTGAGATGCAGAAGCTACAAATGCAAGCGCAGCTAGAACAAGCCAAGATGCAGAATACTGCTCAATTAGAGCAATTAAAGATGCAGAACGCTATGCAGGTAGAGAAAGCCAAACAAGAGTACCAAGCTCAAGAGAATCAATTAAAGTTCCAACTTGAAGAACAACGCAATATGATGGACAGAGAGATGGAAGTTAAGGTAGCTCAGATGAAGATGATGACTGAGCGCAATACCCAAGTCTTGTTAGCCCATATTAACAACGGGGCAAAGATTGAAGTTGCCCGTATTGGTTCAGATGAATCCGATGGCGCAATGGCTTACATGACCGAAATGGACATGGCTAAGTCGATGGAATCCCCAATGCAACCGATTGCAGACGCTATTGGACAAGGAAATATGCAGATGGCACAGGCAATTTCAGCCTTGGTAGACACAATCAATGCTCAGCACAGTAGACCTAAAACGGTAATTAGAGGTCAAGACGGAAAGATTATTGGCGTACAGTAATGATTACACAAAAATTTCTTTTAGAGCATTTTGATTACAAGGATGGGCATTTGTATTGGAAAGCAATGCCTTATAAGCGTAATGACTTAATTGGGACAGAAGCTGGTACATTTGACGGTGACCGCAGGCAAATTACTATTAGCAAAAAACATTACAAAACACATCGTCTTGTATATTGTATGTTTCATGGATATATGCCGAACGAAGTAGACCATATTGATGGAAACCCATTAAACAATAAAATTTCAAATTTAAGACCAGCCACAAGGTCAGAACAACTTTGCAATACTGGATTAAGAAAAACCAGCAAAAGTGGTGTTAAAGGTGTTAGCTGGGATTCAGGTAGAAATAAATGGACTGTAGTTGTTACAAAAAATAAACAAACCATGTTTAGAGATAGATTTGATGATTTAGAGCTTGCACAGCTTGTAGCCATTGAAGCTAGAGATAAATATCATGGTTCTTTTACGAGGCATAAATAATGGCTATAACAGTCAAACATACTAAGGTTTCGCTAATACCTGACGGTGATGACACATCTGTAGTTAGACCAAGTGATTGGAACGCTGACCATACTTTAGTTGGCCTTGGTACGATGGCAGAGCAAAATGCCAATGCCGTAGCTATTACTGGCGGTACGATTAGCGGTGTAACAATCCCTGCATCCAACATTACCGGCACTCTTGGAGTTCCTAATGGCGGTACGGGTGCTACCACTCTGACAGGTTATGTAAAAGGTACTGGTACTGCCCCTTTAACCGCATCGGCAACCATTCCGAACACGGACATTACGGGTTTAGGCACAGCTTCTACTAGAGATGCAGGTGCAGCATTAGGCGTTGCTACCCTAGATGCTGGGGGTAAAGTGCCTGTTTCTGAACTCCCTGCCGCAGTATTGGGCGCACTTAGCTATCAAGGAACATGGGATGCAGCAACTAATACCCCTACTCTTACTTCTTCTGTTGGCACTAAAGGTTATTACTATGTGGTCAATGTTGCTGGTAATACTAACCTTAACGGGATTACTGATTGGCTTGTGGGCGATTGGGCAGTCTATAACGGCACAGTTTGGCAGAAGGTAGACAATACCGATGCAGTAACTAGCGTAAACGGTCTTACCGGCACAGTCGTATTGACCACAACCAATGTAGCCGAAGGTACAAACCTTTATTACACCGATGTACGGGCTAGGGCAGCAATTAGCGCAGGTACAGGCATTAGCTATGACAATGCCACAGGCGTAGTAACAAACGCTGCCCCTGACCAAACCGTAGTTTTAACGGCTGGAACAGGCATAAGCACTAGCGGCACTTACCCTAACTTCACAATTACCAACACTAGCCCATCTTTGGGTGGTGATGTAGTTGGGCCAGCAAGTGCTACCGATAACGCCATTGCCCGTTACGACACCACAACGGGTAAATTGATTCAAAACAGCGTAGTAACAGTAGGTGACACAGGCGCAATAACAGGCGTTACCACATTAGCGGCTTCTACAAGCGTTACTACTCCTATTGTTCAGGCTACCAATTCTGCTGGTTTAGCCCTTAGAAATTCCGCAGGTACTACCCAAATCAGTATGGGTGGCGGTGGTGGCGATAATGTCACTATTGCTGTAGCTACAAATATTAATGGTGCAAACGCACAAATTGATATTAGCCCTACGGGTACTGGTCATGTCCACATTAAGCCTACAGGCACAGGGTCGCTTGAAATTGCACCTACAAACGCTGGAACAATGAACAACATGGTTATTGGTGGAGTTACACCTTTAGCCATTACAGGCACAACCATTACGGCTACTAGCTTTGTAGGTTCAGGTGCAAGTCTTACTAATGTGGTTAATTCATTAACTGCAAGCACCGGCATCAGCGTATCAGGCTCTACTGGCGCAGTAACGGTCACAAATACTGCACCTGACCAAACCGTAGCGATTGCTAGTGGTACAGGCATAAGCGTTACTGGTACTTACCCTAACTTTACCGTAACCAATACAAGCCCAAGTTCAGGTGGTACGGTAACTAGCGTTGCTGCGCTGACACTTGGCACTACAGGTACAGACCTTAGTTCTACCGTAGTAAACAGCACTACTACCCCTGTAATCACCTTAAATGTACCTACGGCTTCAGCAGCCAATCGTGGTGCGTTAAGTAGTACAGATTGGACTACCTTTAACAATAAAGCCCCAGCCGTAACCTATACGACTAACTATGTACCTTTTGGTCAAGGCACGACTACACCGAACCAATCGGCTAGTTTTACTTACACCACAGGCACAGGCGCATTACGAAGCCCTGCGGTAGAAGCATCTAATGGCCTGGTAGTCAATAACATGACTATTGCTGCTAATTACAGTATTCCAAGCGGATATGCTGCTAGTTCTGTTGGCCCTGTTGTAGTATCGTCAGGGGTAACAATTACCGTTCCAAGTGGAAGTCGTTGGGTCGTTCTTTAAGGAATTACTATGAGCTTAGTCTTACAATCAAGCGGTGGTGGACAAATCACCATTCAAGAACCAACAACTGCTAGTAACTTTACGCAGACATTACCTGCTGCTAGTGGTGAAGTCATGGTTAGCGGTAATCAGCCAGCGTTTAGTGCTTATTTATCTGCAAATCAAAGCGTTACATCAAATGTGGCAACAAAAGTAACAATGGATACAGAAGAATTTGATACTAATAATAATTTTGCTTCAAATAGATTTACTCCAACTGTTGCTGGTTATTATCAAATTAATGGTGGTGTAAATTTTGGCGGCACTGGTATTTCTTACGCTTTTGTTGCTATTTATAAAAATGGTTCAGTTTATAAATATGGAAATATTCTTGGATTTACTCAAACTGCTCAATCGCTTGCCGTAGTTAATTCTATTGTTTATTTAAACGGCTCTACTGACTATGTAGAGCTATATGCTTTAGATATTGCTACATCTCCAATTTTTGTAGGCGGTTCTGCACCTACATATTTTAATGGTTGTTTAGTAAGGGCGGCATAAAATGACATTACCTGAAAAAATCATGGCTCTATATCCTAGCCTTACACAACAAGATTTTATGACTGTAATCCATTTACAAAACGATTCAGACGGTAAAGGCGATTACATTGCTAAATGGGAACACCCAACACTAGCTAAACCAACTGCGGAACAATTAGCATGAGTACAGTTAATGTCAATAGAGTAGTCGATGCAAGCGGTGGAGTTCTAGCACCCATTAGTTCAGTCATGCGGAATCGCATCATAAACGGTGCGATGGTTATTGACCAAAGGAACGCTGGTGCTAGTGTTACTGTGACCTCTGATTTTACATTT